GCCTCGTACTGCCGCACCATGGCAACGCCGTCGACGAGGCCGTTCATGACCTCGGCGTTCGCCTTGCCGTAGAGGCCGTCCTTGAAGATGGGACGCTGGTAGCTCATGGGCAGCTGTTTTGCGCCGGGTACGTGGTGGCGATCGCGTTGTAGACCTCTGGCGGAAAGTCCTGCGTGAAGTTAACAAGGTCGGTGTATGGCTGGTACCAGCCGATGTTTGCCGCCTTCTTGTAAGGGATTCCGATGAAACTGCCCGTCGGCGCCGTCAGGTTGGGAAGATTGTTGAACGCGGGTGCAGCCTTCTGCTCGTAGAAGCGCCACTGGTCCCACAGGAACCGATACTGCATCAGGTACGTCTGGTCGTTCAGCGGGCTCGCGCTGTAGCCCTGGAACAGCACGCTCTCCTTGTCGAATCCGAAGAAGGTGGCCGTGTTTCGCTTGCCGGCGTCTTCCGCAATCCATGACGGCGGCTCCACCACGGCCGCCGGCGTTCCGGTTGGGGTCGGTGCGGCCGTCTGGTAGCCGCGGTGCCAAAGCCATTCGATTGTGAACTGCACCTGCGGAATCAGCTGCACGATCGAGGTGCCGTTGATGTCGACGGATGTGCCGCCGATGTCCGTGGTGGGCGGCCATGCATACGACGCCTGGTACGGGGCGCTCGTCAAGCCCTTGCGGTAGATCATCGCCTGCCGCGTCTGGACGTTGCGCGTCACGCGCACCCACGGCTCGGTGGCCGGAGTGGTGCCGTACTGGTACGGCAGCATGTTGTAGTAGCGGACGTTCGCGGTGAACGAGAACGGCGCCTCGGTGTTGGGCCTCCACTCGACGCTGTCCACGATCCAGTGGCGGAAATTGACCCCGCAGCCAGGCATGCGGCTCTGCACCTGCGGGACGCCGCCGGTCATCGTCGACGCTTGGCGGATCAGCTCCTCGTCGCCGATGTAGATCTCAATGGTGCCGCTCGTCACGGTCGGAATCCACGTGACCTTGTAGATTTCGTCGAGGGTGTGCTCCGTGCCCGGCTTGTTGAGCCGGTACGACGGGCCGCTGCGGTGCTTGATGACGGAAATGGTGCCCATTACTTGCCCTTCAGCAGGAGCTTGATGTCGTTCAGGACGTCAACAACCGGCGCCGTACTCCACCGATATTCACCCTTCTCGTCTTGGTCGTAAAACCCGGCGGAGAGGTTGCTCAACCATGCGTTCCCGATGGCCTTTGGCGCGTTGTCGTACATCTGGCCAGAGAATCCAAGGAACCGATCAATCATGGAACTACCTGCTCCGATGGACATGTTTCCAATCTGCTGCCACGCCAACTTGCCTTGCCCGATTTGGTCCGCGTTGGCTGCCGTTCGGTCAGCGTTGGCCTGTTCTGCTTTCATCTGGTCGGCGATCGCAGCAGCCGTGTAAGGGCCCATCTTGGTGCCGATTTTTTGCTCGTCGGTCAGCTTGGATATTTCGGCGTCCATCTGCGCAGAAATTGCCGCCGGAGACCACGTCAAAGCCATTCGATCCAACTCGTTCATGCGACCACGAACTTCGCCAAAGAGCTTTTCGGCAAAGCCGATCACCCGCGTCGCGGCCTCGATGCCCGTGAAGGCCGCCGTCAGACCCGACGCCGTCTCGAGCTTCTTCATGGCACCGTCGACGCCCTTGATGAGGCCCGTCGTGTCTGCCGTAATTTCGACTACTGCTTTCAGGTCGCCAGCCATGGTGCCACCTTGTGTGGGGGTTGCCTCGTCGCCGCGCATGCCAACGTCGTGAGCAGCGCCTCAATCCGTTCTTCCTGGGACACCTCGCACATGAGGCCCAAAGGCATGTCCATCCGTGCCGCTGGGCTCAAGCGCCAGATGCGGCGCTCGAGCCCGCCGTAGGGCGGTCCCGCATGATCTCGGCGAGAATCGCGTTGCCGAGATCGGCGCGGATGTCCGCCGCCGGCACGCCCTCCGGGAGCAGGTTCGTGCCGTCCGTGCAGCGCACGCACGCCAGCCACCAGTACGAGTTGCCGGAAGCGTTCGCGACGTCCCGCATGAGCGGGCGCCGGACCTGCAGGGGACCGACGCCAGGCACGATCACGTCCCGCCAGCCGTCGCCGAGGATGTCCGTTCCGAGCGGCATCAGATGCTCTCGCAGAAGGAGAACTGGACGGTCGCCGCGCCGGAGTTGTCGTAGCTCTTGGAGGCGGATTCGCACAGGGCCTTCATGGTGAAGACGGTGCCGTTCGCATCGGTCCACGTCAGCGTCGCGGCCGCGCCGGCCGTGTTGGTGATGAGGGCCGTGATGACCGCCTCGGACACGCTGGACAGCAGCGCCGAAGCCGTGACCTTCCGAGTCACGCGGCCGGCCATGCCGAGCGTGTAGTTGTCGGCAAACGCCGTGACGTCCATGTTCGTCCTGGTCTGGTCGACCGCGACGTTCGTGAGCGGCAGGGAATTGCTTCCGAGGGTGAGCGTTCCGCCGTAGCCGGGTGAGTAGGTGAAAGTTGGCATGGTGTTCCTTAAGCCTGGATGGGTGCGGGGTTTGTGTTCTTGTCCTGCGCCTGGATGGTGACGGTCACCACCACCGTGCGCTCGCGGTCGCCGGTGCCGTCATCGGGGGTGACGTCCGAGGTCCGGTACGAGACCGTTGTCGCCATAAACGACACGGTGCCGCCGGCGGTGGGGGTGATCAGCGCCCACCGGACGAGGTCGGCAAGCTCAACGGCCGTCGCGAGCGTGGCCGCGACGCATGAGAAGGTCATGGTCAGCGTGGCGGCGTCAACGCCGCCAGTGGCAATGGTGTTCCACCATTCGGCGCTGATCAGGTCGTACGTCACCACCGGCATCGGATCGCCCTGTACGCGCCAGTGCGGCGAGACCAGGCACCCGGACGGCATGTAGCTCGTCACCTGGTTGGCGATCTCGCGCACCATGTTCTTGACGGCCGGGTAGCTCACGGCGTGCCGCCCTTCAAGGCCTTGCCGGCGGCCGCGAGGGCCTCCCGGCGCAGCGTTTGCATGGCGGACGCGAGCATGGCCTTACCGATGGCCTTGGAGCGCCACGCGCCTGGCATGCTGCTGTTCTTGGCCGAGATCGACCGGCTGCGGGCTTGCGCCCGGCTGGTGCGTTCGCCGACGTAGGCGGGGTACTGCTTCCTGGCATCGGCAGCGGCTGCCTTCAGGAGCGCCCCGCGCTGCGCCGGCTTCAGGCCGGTCTTGGACATGACGGCTTTCCGCTGCGCCGAAAGGTAGGTCTTGTACGCCTGCTTCTCGTCACGCCCGGCCGCGGAGTAGTTCTGGTAGGCGCCCTTGGCGCCCTTGTGGTAGCGCTTGAATCCCGCTTCGAGCAGGTGCCAGACGCGCTGCAACATGCCCTTCTTGCCCGTGTAGTCGACGCCGACGCGGCCGATGATTGGAGCCGAATAGCCGGCTCCCTTGCGCCGAACGTCGATGTTCGTCATGCGGGCGATGGCTTGCCGATGCGGGGGCTTGCCCTTGTAAGGCGCCGCCCGCCAGGCGGTGCGGAGCGTGTCCCGCGTCGGCGTCAGCGCTTTCCGCATGGCCTTCTTCATGATCGCCTGCTGCACCTTCGGCGGCAGCTGCTTCAGGGCGGCCCGCAGCTCGTCGGCGTGCAGCTGCGACTGCATGGTCCATCCGGTGGCTTTCACAGCACCACCTCCACGGCTTCAATCTCTAGCCGGCGCTGGCGCTGGTCGCGGTCCCACACGCCCTTGATGTTGAAGTAGCGCGTCCCGCCGACGTCCACCCACTTCAGCCGGTGCGCCGTGGTGACGCCGGGGTAGTAGCTCGTCAGGAACTTGTAGTCCGATCGGGTCGCGACGCCTTGGTCGTACATGACCTCGGTCGTGCGGGCCGCGTCGACGTGCGCCCACAGGGTGGGCCCGTCGGCAAACGTCACGGACCCCTGTCCGAAGGAGTCCGTGGTGGTGGTTGGGTTCTGCAGGACGATCGCAAGGCGAAGCATCCCGGTGGGAACGATGCCAGGCATCAGCCCACCGCCTTCCCGACCATGGCGCAGATGTTGTCCCAGAAGTCGCTGTTCACCGGGACGGTGTCATCGCCGCGGCTCTGCGCGAGCTGCGTGATGCGGCTGTAGAGCGCGACCTTCAGCATCGGGTCGAGCGTGCCGGTGCCGGCCGTCACGGAGAGCGTCAGCGGGTACGACAGGCCCGTGGCGATCTTGGCGTACTTCAGGCCGTTGATCTCCACGATCGTGATGGTGATCGCCGAGCCATTCGCGTCGACGCCGGAGACGGCCGTGGCCGGCTGGCGCTCCAGGCGGATGTACCGCACGTTGGGCGGAACGTAGTACGAAACGTACGGAGGCCGCACGTAATCGTCCGGCGGCTCCTTCGCGACGAACTGCGTCCGGGAGACCGATTCATAGCACCAGCCGGTGCGCACCTCGAGCTCCAGCACCGTCGATGCATAGGCAATCGTCAACGCCGTGTCGTCCACGGTCGACGAGATGCGTGCCCATTTCTTCAGCTCGGTGAGATCGAGGGCCATTGTTCTCCCATCCTGGGTGGTGAGGCCGAAGCCCCACCACCCGAGACGCTGTAGGGAGTCAGAAGGTCACTTCGCAGCGCACTGCAGCTGCACCAGCGCGTTGGTGCGGGTGAAGACGCTGTTGGCGAACGCCATGGCGTAGAACTTGATGCGGGCGCTGCCGGCAGCCGAGATTTCGTCCCGGATCATCGTCATGCCGCCCCATTCGCGGATGGAGAAGCAGTCCTGGATCGATCCCAAGGCGAGCAGCGTGTTCTTCGTTGCGGCCGTTGCCCCGTACGTCGGCGAGTACATGGTGACGTACACCGGGAGACCGAGCAGGGTCATGGGCGCCGCGTTCTGCAGCGTTTGGTAGTCCGAGCTCGGAACAAAGAGAGGTACGTTGCTGGTGGTCGAGGCCTTCAGGCCGGCGATGGCCGCGTACACGTCCTGCGACATCACCCACTGCGCGCTGTTCCAGTACGCGGCGGGCAGCTTCGAGTACCGCATCGACAGCAGGTTGTCGACCGAGATGCTGTCGGTAATCGCCTGCGCGCGGGTCGTCGACCCGCTGGTGCCCGTGGTTCCGGTCACGCTCACGATGTTGACCGGGTTGGTGGTGCCGTTGTACGTCTGCGTCGTGAACAAGCCGTTCGGCTGGTTCGAGCTCGAGCCCGCGCCACCGACGTAACCGAATTCGAGGTTGTTCGCGAGCTGGCGCTGCAGGGTGTCAACGACCTCGGCTTCGAGGTCGAAGTTGCTCTGGATCAGCGACTGCCGGGACACCGTCGTGTACGGCAGGCACGGGTACGGAGCAATGGCCTGTTCCTGGATGCCGGGGTCGTAATTGGCCGCGGCGGTCACGTTGCTGCCCGTACCGGTGTCGGGGTTGGTCCAGCTGTTGCTGTACGTGCCGGGGAGCAGCTGGTTCCAACGCACGGTCGGGTAGCCCTGAACGCCCGTGCGGATGTCTGCAATGTTGCGGACCACGGTGTTCGCCAGCAGGTACTTGAGGATGCCGTCCTCGTAGATCTTGGGGATCAGGACGCCCGAGCCGGTGCCAGTGTTGGTTTCGCGCACTTCCGGAGCCGGGCCCTGGCCGCGCATGTACGCGATGAACTGGTCGCGGTACTTGTTGGTGGCACGCTGCTCCATGGAGCGCTCTTCCGAGGCCTTGTCCATGCTCTGCACGGACGCCTGGGTGGCGAAACGCTCGCGGAGCTGCGCGGCCTTGATCTGCCCGTTCAGCTCGTCGAGCTTGTTGGCGATCTCGAGGCCGCGGGCTTCCTGGTCGGGGGTGATGGTGTCGGCCGAGAGAAGGGCGTCCTTCTCGACGTTCAGCGCGTTGCGCTGCTCGTACATTTCTGCAAGCTTCAAGGGAGGGTCCTTAATCGCAGACGAAGCGCAGCGGAAACCCGCTGCAAGGTGCGGGCCTCGGCGCTCGTCTGCGAGTACGCCCCGGCGGAAACGATCGAGACCTCGCGCAGGTCCACCTGCTCGAGGGTGCGTGTGCCCGACTTCCATGAGTCCGAGCGCACGTAGAAACCGAAAGACATCTCGCGCAGCACGCCCGCCTCGACCAGCGCCCGCGTGTCACGGGCAAGGGAGGTGTCCGGGAGCGTCACGTCGAAAGCAAGGCCCTTGTCATCGCTGCGAAGCTGCATGAGCCTCGAGCGGGTGTCCGCGATTAGGCGGCTCGGGTCGTGCTGCACCAGGAGCTGCACGTTCGAGGCGTCGAGCGACTCGTCGAACGCGCCCGGCGCGACTCGCTCGGTGAACGCTTTGCCGCCGTTGAGCCCGGAAATGCGCAGGGGGTTGCTGGGGGCGTTGTAGACCGCCGCGTAGCCGCCGATGCGGTTGCCGTCGGCCTGGAAGGACGTCGCGCGACGCTCAAGCAGCATTCGAGTCGCCTCCCGTCTCGTTTGCGGCGTCGTTCGGGCTGTCCTGCTCCGCGCCGCTGCCGGCGCCAGGCATGAGCGGCTTGGGATCGTCGAGATCGTCGAGTGGCGGCAGTCCGAGGCGCACCCGGGCCTCGTTCGGGGCCATGATTCCCGACATCACGACCTTCTGGAAGGCGTCGGCCTTGTCGACGAAGTTGCCGAGGAGCAGCGCGTCGACGTCGAATTTCAGGAACTGCCCCGGCGGCAGGAGCTTGCGCGTGAACTCCGCTTCCCACGCTCGGACCCACTGCAGGATGCCGCCCTCGGTGTAGGCCCGCATCGTCTCGGCCTGGCTGGTGAGAGCGCCGCCGCCCTGCTGGTACAGGAGCTCCGGCGGCACGCCGAAGGCGCGTGCGATCTCCTGGATCGAGAACCGCCGAGACTCGATCATCGTGGTCGAGGTCTCGCTCGAGAGCTTCTCCGCCTTCATCCCCTCGCGGAGGATGAGCGGCCGGCTGGCGCCCTCGGCGGTCGCGTGGATGTTCTTCCAGGCGTCGCGGATCGCCTCAACGGTCTGGTCAGACATCGCGCCCGGGTGCGAGATCGAGATCTTGCCGGTGGAACCGGTCTTGATCAGGCCCGCGTGCGCCGCGTTCTCGTCGGCGGCCAGCGCGAAGGCGGCCGTGCATGCATCGACCGGGCTGCGGTACCAGGCGGGGTTGCGGATGTTCGGGTAGCACCCGATGTGGATGACCTGGTCGGCCTCCAACATCGCCCCGGCGATCTTGTAGTGCACGCCATCGTCGTCGATGAGCGCCGTGGTCATGCCGGCGGCGATCGGGGTGAGCTCGACCACCTCGCCCTGGTTGTCGCGGCGGATCAGCGCGATGCCGTTGCCCGAGGAGAGCGCCTGCGCCGTCAGGTAGCGACGGAAGTCGAAGCCAGTCTGCCACCGGCTGGCCTCGCGGGTGAGCAGACCGACCACCGGGGAATCGACCGGGGTGCCGTCTTCCGTCTCGACGCGCACCGGCAGACGGGCGATGTCCGTCGAGATCAGCTGGGTCGCGCGGACCACCGCGGGGATCTCGTAGGGATCCACGGAAGTCGTGAACTGGTTCGGCTGCGCGTAGACAACGACGGCAGACTGGAACCCGAGGATGCGCGAGAGGAAGCCCACGCGCATAGGGAACGGATCCGCCCCCGAACGTCAATCCCCTATCCGGCTATATGCAATGCACCCCGGCTATATGCAATTCATCCGATGACGCACCGACTGGTCGACAGGCCTGTGGCCTCGCGCACCTGGTGGTGTTCCATGAGCAGCGCGGCCATGTTGCCGGCCACCACCGCGTCGGTGTTGCCGGCGCTGCGGCCCTTCACCGGCCGGGTGTTGCCGACGTTGTCGCGGATCAGGCGCACGGCGTTCAGGGCGCTCCGCAGCACCGGATCGGGCTCGTAGATCAGCTGCTTCGACTTCAGGAGGTCGCCCCAGAGCTTCCACGCGGGCGCCATCGTGCGGATCGACTGGTCGATCGGGAAGATCGGCCACCCGCGATCCTGCCACCTCCGGATGTCGCGAGCTTGCGCGGGATGCGGGTCGACGCCGATCTTCCGGATGTCGAAACGGGCGATCAGGGCCTCGATTTCGGCCTCGACCACGGTCATGTCGTGCCATTCCCCTGGCATGCGGCGCAGGTGCCCCTGCTCCACCCACGCTCCGAGGGGGTTCTTGCAGCGCCGCTCGTCGAGCCCCATGTCGGTGCCGGCCCACCAGGAGACGTTCCGGGCCCGGATCACGGGCCCATCCACGACCATGAGGCACAGCGTCGTGAGGTCGAGCTGGGCGCCGTAACCGCCTCGCGACAGGTCAATGCCGATGACGGCCGGCGCACCGGCCAGCCGGGACCAGTCCGTGGGCTGCATCTGCCGCTCGAGGACGCCGAGGTCGACGTCGGTGGTGGCAATTTCGTGGTAGCGGCACGCGAGCTGCGTCTCGAACTCGGCGATCTGCGCCGGGTCGCCAGACTCGAGCATGGTCCGCGCCGCGAGCTCGAGCTGCGTCGGGTCGATGATGGCGCCGAGGCCAGGGTGCGCTTTGACCCATGTCTTTGGATCGCCCGGCTGATCGTCCTGGTCGAGGCCGTAGAGCATCGGCCACCAGCCAGGCGGATACGGGGTGCCGTCGGCGATCGCCCGTTCACAGGCGTCCCAGTAGCCCCAGATGGGGCGCGTCTTCTGCTCGGGGTCGGGTGTCGTGATGGCAAGCAGCTGCGAGCTGGCGAACTTGGCGAGGCCCGTCAGGAGGCGCCCGAACGCCTTCTCCATGCGGGCGACCTCGTCGGCGACCACCAGGCGGGTCGTAAGGCCGTCCAGGGCCTTGTCGGTGCATGGGAGGGAGATGTACCGGTTGCCCCCGTGCCTCACCCTGCCGGGGTGCGCTGGCGTGGACCCGCCAGTGGCCTTCCAGTCGGCCGTAGAGCCTCCCAGAGACTCGCACATGGTCTGCATGCGCTCGAAGGTCTTCTGCGCAAGGCGCCCGTCTGGGGCCACGCTAGAGAACTCCAGACGGGTCCCTGCGTCCCGCATGGCCCCCATGATCATCGATGCCGCGAACTCGGTCTTGCCGTTGCCACGGGCTACGACGAGCAGCAGGGCCTTCGTGGCGGGAGTGTCGGTCTTGACGCCATCCACGACGCGCCGACGCGCCAGGAGGATCATCGCGACCATGCACTGCCAGGGCAACCAGACGAGGGGCTTCCCGGCGCCCTCCTCGGCGCCCTGCCCGCACTCGAGCGCGAAGGCCCGCGCAGCTTCGGCGCGTGTCTCGTCCCACCAGACGCCGGCCGCCGCCGGCTGCGCTCGCTCCTTCGCGTATCTCGCGCATGAGTCGCGAATGCGCGCATTCGCCAATATTTCTCCGCTGATTACTGCACGCGCGTAGGCGTCGGCTTGCGCGGCGCATAAAGGCGGCTTCCGCCTGTGGTTACGCCGGGCTTCGGTTTTCGTGGTTCCATCTACGGGGTGCCTTATGGCCCAATCCCCCCTCGGGGAGAGGGTGGGGGGTCCACCCTGTCACCGGCTTCGAGCGCAGACTTGCGAACATGACACGACTTGCACAGGCTTTGCAAGTTGCTCCACGCATTCGTGCCACCGCGATGCAGTGGCACGATGTGGTCGGTCTCGAGATCGGCCACTGCGCCACACTGCGCACACTGCAGGTGCACCTGCTTGTGGTGCTTGGCAATGCGCGTCCACGTGCCACCACGCGAGCGCACGGTGTTCAGCATGGACACGGCCTTGCCCAGCCCGCCCTGGTACCGGAAGCGCTTCACCCGAGCAGCCTCCGAATCTCGCACCACAGACGATCGTCATCCTGGTAGCGCCACGCCATGATCCATGGCCCGTGGTCCTGTCGGCACAGGACCATCGGGATCATGCCCGCCTCGCAGTCGCGCACGGCTTGATGCATCCACCGCATCGGCGAGCCTTGCCGAGGTCCATGCATGAATGCGCCCTTCTGGTCTGCATGCTTGCGCAGGTTGGCGAGCCCGCAGAAGTACAGGCTGTCAGGATCTCCTAGCAGCTCGTCGCAGATGTACAGCTGGTCCGGCCGCCGCTCCACGTTGTTGGTCCAGTACTTCAGGCCACCCACGTAGCGCTTCACCTCGACATGCAGGCGGACGCCGGGCCGCAAGGGCTCGACGTCCGCCTTGGCCTTGCCCCATCGCTGCGCCGTCCGGCGCCAGGGGAAGCCGAACGTGTCCTCCAGGGCCTTGCAGGCCTCGAGCTCGCCGTTCTTGCCTTTGCGCCGGCTATGGATGCCGCTCACTGGTCCACCATCGATCCCTGCTCGAGGCGCTGCGGGATGCGGCGCTCCAGCCGGTCGCAGCGATCGCCGGGCGCGAGCAGGCGCTCGAGCTCGAGGATGCGCTCCCGGTGCTGTCGCAGCACCTCGCTCTCGGTCTTCCACTGCCACTCGATCAGGCTGATCAGTTGCTCGACCAGGTCGGTGTCGATCTTGCCCCGCACGATCGAGCGCTGGGCGCGATGCACGACGGTCTCCACGTGCTTCGGCATGGTCACTTGCCGTCCTCCTTGAAGCAGTCCCAACAGCGCTCCTCCGCAATCCGCCTGGCGGTGTCCGCAGGTTTTTCGTACTTTGGTCCCGGAACGATCTGCTGTAATTGGATCTGCAACGCAAGCGCTATCCGCCTCGCCTCGTCGCGCTCGGCGCGAAGGCGTTCGATCTCCTGCTGCTGCTCGAGCAGCCTCTTGGTCAGCGGACCGAGGTCCGTGCGACACGGTGCGTCGCTCATGCTGCCACCGCCTTCAGCCGGTACAGCACGACCGATGCCACATCCTTCGCCCCGTCGAGCGACTTCTCGAGGACCTTGCTCACGGTGTCGTACGGTCGGTTGCCCGTGTGCGCCCAGACGCGAACGAGGATCGACCAGGCGGTCGATGCCTCGTCCTGCGACAGGCCGTACTGCCCGAGCACCTTGGCGGTCACCCGCACTTGCGCCGACAGGTCCATGGGCGCCCGCGGGTCACGAGCGACGATGCGCTGCCACAGCTCCTCGGAATCAATCCCCCACCCGCTGCTCGCGATAGCGAGCGCCTGGTTAGGTGGGGTAGTTACTGGGGTAGTTATAATCCCGCTGCACGGCGTGCCGCATTGCGCTGCATGTGGTGCCTCTCGATGCGGCACGGCGTGCCTATCAGATGCGGCACCGCGTGCCTCATTGGACGGTGCGGTCACGGTGTAGGTCAGCGCCTTCGCCCCACGCTGCGAGGTCGTGATCAGGCCCTTCTCGCGCAAAGCCTTTACTACGTTCCGGACCGTCCGGACGCTGTAGCCGGTCTTCAGCGCGAGCGTCCCCTGGCTCGGGTAGATCCGGGAGCCGTAGTCCAGGAGAGCGAGGAGCACCAGCTTCTCCTCGGGGGCCAAGGCGTCGCCCAGGCGGAAGACGTCACCCGTTCGGAGTGTTGCCATTAGAACGGGATCTCCTCTCCCGTCTCACGGAAGTCGGAGACGATCGGCTGCGGGTACTTGGGGTTATTGCTGGGCTTGCAGGTGAACTCGTAGCGACCACCGACGCCGAGCTTCTCGATGCCAGCCAAGTCGTTGAACGCCTTCAGCTCCTCGCCGGTCTCGAGGATGATCTTGGTGGTCTTCTCGTTCTCGTAGATCTTCTCGACCACGCCCTCGATGCGCAGCTTCGGCGCCGTCTGGCCCGTCACAGCGGCCTCCAGGCGCGTCGGCTGCTCGGGACGGCTCGCGGCCGCCTTCGGAGCAACGGGCGCCTCCTGGCGCTTCGTGGGGGCGCTGGCGACGTTTCCGTCGTCGTCCTCGTCGCCACACACCCCCACGATCGCCGCCAGCGCGTACCGGCGCAGGTAGGTCAATGCGGACCCGACCTTCTGCTCCGTCGCGGGCATCGACACGGACACGTGAGATTCGATCGAGTCGCCGGACGCATGCGTGAGCACGGTCTTCAGCGACAGCCGGCCGTCCGCCTCGGTGCCGACGAGCTGCACGACCGCGAGGCCGTGCTTCGCCAGGGGCAGCCGCAGGGCGTCCACGTGGGACGCAAGGGACGCGTAGCCGCGCGGAGCGCCGAAGGCGGTGTTCGCCTTGTCGAAGGACGGGTTCTTCAGGTCGGCCTGGGCGGCGACCAGCGCCTTGGCGAGGTTAGGACCCACGGGTCACCTCCCGCGTCTCGACGGCCTTCTGCAGGGCGTGAACGCCAAGCCCGTCACGGATGGTGCGCTCGAGCTGTCCGCGGATGGTGCGGCCCTCGGCCTCGGCGAGCTTGCGGACCTTGTTGAACAGGTCCCGGTCCATGTGCACAGTCCAGGTGCTGCGCTTCTTCTTCGTGTTCTCCACAGGTGACTCCCTAGTTCGGAGTCGCTGCGCGACCGGGGGTTCGACTCCCCTCGGCTCCACTATCCCTACAGCAGGGAACCGCAGCGATTATCCGAACGTGCGTAGATATACGCACCTTCGGACACTCGCGCAAGTTTCCTGCAGAATATTTCCTACGCAACGCCCAGGCGCAGTGCCTTCTGGGCCTCGCGCAGCGTCGGGTCGGCGGGCACGTAGTACGACTGCACCAGGACGGACACGTTCGCATGACGCGAGAGCTTCGCCAGAATCGCGACGGGTACGCCTGCTTCCACGCAGGCGGTGATGCCGCCCTTTCGCAGCCGGTGGAACGCGCCGCGGCCGGCGACGCCGGCGGCCTCGAAGTCGCGGTGCACCGTGTGGTGCGACACCTGCACCGGGAACACGCGCCCCGCCGTCCTCGGCAGGGTACGCAGGACGCCCAAAGCCTCCTCCGACAAGGGGATAGCGTCTGCGCGGCGTGCCTTGTCGTGGGCGAGGCGCAGGACGCCGCTGTCGAGGTCGACCTCGTCCCACGTGAGGGCATGCAGCTCCGAAACCCGCAGCATGGTCGCCCACAGGAATCGGTAGACCTGGCTGCGGTAGACCGCGGTGTGGCGCTTGTCCCCCCGGCTCAATCCCGCCAGGTGCAGCAGCACGGCTTGCAGCTGCTCGGGTCGGATTACGTCGGCACCTTTGCCTGGTCGCGGGCGCTTGGTCCGGATGCCTCGCGCCACGTTGCGGTCGGCAAGCTCGTGCGCCATGCAAAAGTCGAGATACGCGCCCAGATACGAGCGCTTGTTCGCCGCCGTCTTCGGGCTCGGCTGCTGGTCCAGCCAGGCTTCCACGGCCGGCGCGGTCAGGTCACGGGGGTCCAAGGCGCCCGTGGCCGTGAAGGCCTCAAGCACCGTGGCAACACACTTCCTCCGGTGGACGGGCGTGAAGTTGAGCGCGGCCATGCGCTCCGCCCAGAGTTTGATGGAAGTCACCCAGAAGTCCTTCACAACGACAGGAGACTCTAGCCCGTGGAGAAGGAATTTACTACCGACGAGGTCGCGAGTATTCTGGGATTGCGTCCCCGAGGCGTGCTCTACCGAGCAAAGATCCTTCACCTGCAGCCGCACCGGCGGATCGGAAAAGCGGCCCTGTGGACCCAGCAGCAGGTCTTTGCGCTCCGAAACGCCAGGAGCGTGGGAAGACCGAGGAAGTTTGCTGGGGGGGGGGGGGGGGGGGGGGGGGGG